GCTTCAGTATCTCCAAGTGGTTCTTTGAGTGCCTCGGTATCTCCATCTGCTTCAATGAGTCCCTCAGAATCATTATCTCCGTCGGAATCAGTGTCCGCTTCTGAGGAGGCCTTCCGATATGGATTTGCTGTATTTTCCATGATAAACCCTTCCATCACTTTTGCTTTACTAAAACCATCTATCACCTTTTCCCTTGTGGGGGTCCAATGAGTATAACGAGGCTTTCATCAGAAACAAAAAAGAGATCCTCCGCGGTTATCAGGGTAAATTTTAAAAATGAATACGGAATCGCAATAGTCCCGAAGTCGGCCACTTGGACTCTCTCGAAATTGGATGGAACCATTATTAACTCCAGACAGCGGGTTCCATTTGCATCTTTGGCATCTTCGGTTGATATTCGACTATCCGGATTGGATCTTGCCGTTTCCAGGGGGAAGGCCATTCAGGATCGTTTGTTTACTGTGGAGGCTGTTTACGACTCTGACTTTGAAAACGATATTCCTTTAAATGACGCCTGTATTTTTCCGGTGGAGAATTTAATTGCGATTCCCGCTTCTGGATAAAGGAGTTTTATAATGGGCCGTGATAGTCGAATAGCTGAGTTGACCGATTTAATGTCAGCGGATGAAATTAAGGCTTTATTCGATGCCGCTGACTTGGGGATGGATTCCCTTCGTTCATATGCTCTCGGGTTGACCCAATATTCATTCCGGCGGCGATTGGAGATTTTTAGGAAGGCTAAGCGACTCAAGGATGTTTACTCAGCATCATTGTCACCATCGGCATCACTGAGCCCAAGCGCCTCAGAAAGTCTGAGTCCGAGTACTTAGAAGACTATGTTCACTCAATTACGATATCATTCGGAGCAATCGAGACTTTGGTTGAGTCGAGCCCGATTTAATGTGGTCCCGGCTGGCCGTCGATCTGGGAAGACTGAGTTGGTAGGGAAGCGAAAGGTGATCCTTGCCGCTATCCGCGGGACTAAATTTCCTGATCCAAGGTTTTTCTGTGCTGCCCCGACTCGGGATCAGGCAAAGCGGATTTACTGGTCTGACCTTAAACGGATGACCCCACTTCACCTCCTATCCCGTCCACCGATAGAGACGGAGTTGAAACTTCAGTTTATCAACGGTTCAGAGATCCATGTTCTCGGAATGGATAAACCGGAGCGGATAGAAGGCACCCCGTGGGATGGTGGAGTTCTGGATGAGTATGGGAATATGAAAAAAGAAACCTGGCCGGAACATGTTCGGCCATCTCTTTCCGATCGTCTTGGGTGGTGTGATTTTATCGGGGTCCCAGAAGGTCGAAATCACTACTTTAATTTGTTTGAGGACGCTAAGGTATTCCGAGAGGAAGCCCTGCGGGATAACCATCCTCCGGAGTGGGATACCTTCTGGTGGCCGTCGGCGGATATTCTGCCAGCTTCCGAAATAGAGGCCGCTCGTCGACATCTGGATGAGTTGACCTTTGCCCAGGAGTATGAAGCCTCATTTGTAAACTTTGCCGGACAGGCCTACCATTCTTTCGATGAGGCAAAGCACTGTGGTCGGTTGGAGTATGATCCAACCAGGCCCTTGCTGTTCTGTTTTGATTTTAACGTATCTCCTGGAATTGCCGTGGTTATTCAAGAGCAGATTATGCCAAGGTACGATACTTGGGGCTCCGGAATAATTGGGGAGGTTTGGATCTCATCTAATTCTAATACCGTCCGCATTTGTGATAAATTGATCCAGGACTGGGGGGCCCACCAAGGAAAGATCATCTGCTATGGTGACTCGACCGGTGGGGCGAAGGGGACCGCCAAAATCCTTGGTTCCGATTGGCAGTTGATCAAGCAGAAACTATGGCATCATTTTGGAAATTCCAAGGTTTTCTTTAAAGTCCCCACTTCTAATCCGAGAGAGCGGGATCGAGTGAACTCTGTCAATTCCCGGTTGATGTCCATGACGGGAGATGTTCGGATGATGGTCGACCCGGTCAAGGCCCCCCATACAAAAATTGATTTTGAAGGCGTCCGATTGAAGGAAGGGGGTTCTGGGGAAATCGACAAGGATATCGATCCGGAGTTGACCCACATTACAGATTCTATCGGTTATTATACCTGGAGAGAGTACCCGGTCAAGAAGATCTACGCTCCAGATCCACAGATTCCCTGGAAGTAAGGAGAATTTAAATGGCCGCTGATCCAGTCAAAGAGATGACGGTTGAAACCTTGAAGGCCACCCACAAATACTACGCGATGTTCGTAGATGAGTGGAACTTCCTTCAAGCGGCCTACGATGGGATCAAAGCCTTGATCCGGATCGAAGCCATTTCCCGCCACGAACGGGAGTCCTATAAAAACTACCTCCGGCGGATCGAACAGGCCTACGGGTTTGGTTATTCCAAATCGATTGTTGACCTTCTGAACTTCCATCTGTTTAAGAAGCCGTCACAGTCAATCCTTCCGGATACCCTGACCAAGAATAAACAATGGGAGCAATTCGTCAAGGACTGTAACTTGATGGAAGATCCCTTTGAAGATTTCCTTCTTGAGCAGAGCCGATATGCGGGTATCCAGGGGCACGTCGGGATTTTGGTGGATAAAGCCTCGGTCCAGAATCAAACGATCGCTGATGAGCTTAAGGCTGGTATTTACCCATATGTTTCCGCCTATAAGGCCCCTGCGATCCTTGACTGGGAAATAAGTCGGGACGCCTCCAATCGCCCCTACCTATCATATCTGAAGCTATTGGATGATGATGGTCGGTATCGGATCTGGACTCCGGGGGAGTGGCAGATATGGGAGATTGTTTCGGAAGGGGCTGTGGACCTTCAAATAGTCACTGCCGATGGAAGCAAACAGGCTTCCAAGACTATTAACGCTGGACAGGCCGCAAAATTGGTGGATAGTGGACCGAATCAGTTAAAGGAAATCCCTTTTGTCTGGTTGTATAATCTGAAGAGTCGATATCAGGGAGTCGGCGTCGGGGATATAAATGATATCGCCTATATCGATGCCTCTATCATCCGGAACCTATCACAAGGTGAGGAAGTCATCGATTACGCTGCCTTCCCAATGATGCGGAAACCGATGCAGGAGGCCGGCGCTGGAAAGGACACGGATGATGATACCGGGCCAGCGGTGGTTTTAGAATTTGATCCGGAGAATCCCGAATCGAAACCAGACTGGTTGCCAGCGGTTGTGGCTGAACCGATAGGGGCCATCATTTCCTGGGTCGGACAGAAGGTCGCCGAAATCTACCGTGCGGCAAATATCGGTGGGATGGCAGCAACCGAGATCCAGACCGAGGCTAAATCGGGAGTTGCCCTACGGACTGAGTTCCAGATGTTAAATTCCCGACTGGCCGCAAAGTCCAGGGAACTCCAGAAGGCTGAGCGACGGATCATTTACTACTGGACTAAATGGCAGGGGATGTCGGAGGTCTTCCAGGAGGTCCAGGTTGACCGACCCAAGAACTTTGACATCGAGAACTTAGCGGAAGATCTGGCCAATATCCTTACCTCCCGCTCGATTGTCATTTCCAACCTTTTTCGTCAGTACCTATCGAAGATGGTGGCCAGACGGATGCTTCCCCAACTGTCCGAGAAGGAGATGTCCAAGATCGATAAGGATATCGACCGGACCATCCTGGAGGATGAAGAAGGTGGTAGATTTCAGGATGAAGAAGAAGGGGAGGTTTCTCCATCTCCTGAACCGGATGACTCGGAGGAATAACCATGCCGGCCGCTTTCAATCGATGAGTTGAGCAGGGTGGTAAGGTTATCACCAAGAAGTTAAGTGGAAATAAATATGTCCATATGTGCAAACTTGGGGGCAAGTGGTATCGGGGTCATGTCAAGAAACGAAAAAAGAAATAAGGTTTCCGACGATCACCGGATTGCGTGCAGGTCGGAATTGAGGGTGGGGCAGGGATCGCCAGCAGCGGACGGGAGCGGAAGCCGACCGGATCCCTTCCCCACTCCTGACTTTTCCTCTAAGCGCGTCGGTGGGGTAGGTAGCACCGAGGGAGATCAGCCGTCACCCTCCTTTCGGCTCTTCCTCAAACCCCCGGCTATCCCACCGGCGCTTTTGTGATTCCTATGGATCAGGATAAAGTCCTTCAGGCTACCGACGACCAACTAAACTTCCTGGACCGGATGACCGCCCTCCATCAGAAACGGTTAGCGGATTCTATCCAAGCCCTTGAGAAAAGGATAGTTGACCGGCTGACCATCCTCCAGACTGATGACAAGGGTTTGTTGATTGGACCAAAAACCAATTTGGTCCAGGCTCAGAAAGTCCATTCCGATCTGACCCAGTTGTTTGATGAGGAGTACGGTGAATCAGCCAGGGATACAGTTGAGGAGTACTCAAAATCCCTTCCTATCATCCAACAGCAGTATACTGATCTGGGGGAAGCCGCAAAGTTTACCGGCGTTGATAAAAAGATTATTGATACCCTGAAGACCCGGGACCTGGCAGAGTACGCCGGCTTCGGTCTTCAGGCACAAGATAAGATCGCCGCTGCCTTATACGATCATGTGGTTGCCCAGTCCTCCTTCTCATCTCTGGTAACCGCTATCGCTGGAGCCTTGACCGGACATAAAGATGCCCGCGGGAAGCCGATGTCGAATTACGCAAAGCAGATGGCCAACGATGGGATAATGAACTTCCATAATGCGGTCAATCTGAAGAAAGCGGATGACCTTGGATT